AGCCTCTAAATTCTTAATTGTAGAAAGGCCAATATAACATGAACCTGCATATACTGCGGTTCCCAAATGAACAGGGATGTTTGCTTTTTGGTCGGTATTCGTAGTAGTTGATACGATAGATCTAGTTATTGAATTAGTAGAGCCGCCACCTAAATTCACTAATGTAGTAACAGCAGTTCCACTATTCTTAAACTCAATACCTCCGGGCGAACCAAGATGCATTGTAACTGTATCAGTACCTGTTTTTGTTACTATGATGTTGCACCATTCATCATCATCTATTTTTAATTTTGCACCACTACCAGTTACAGTATTTCTTTTAATTGACCAATTGGTACCATTATGAAACATAAATGCAAAACGTGCTTCTTGATATGTAGTTCCTGATACATATTTACCTAACAAAAACAACCCCCACACCTTTCCATTAACATCCATTCCAGTAATTATTGGGCCTGAACCCACTTCACCTCCGTTCGCATGTGCTTGATCTGTTGCTTTGAACCACGCACTTATAGAAAAATCATTAGTTGTATCAAATGATTTCATAGGGCCGTATTCGGAATTTACTGCTGTACCGGAACCGGGATAATGATGTGTTCCAATAGAATTATATCCTAAAAATTTAACACTACCTGATGATGAATCTACCCCTTCCGCAGGGCCGCTAGTTGTTTCCTCAAAATCAAAAACAGAACTTGCCGTTAATGTTTTAGTCAATATAATTTCAGACCCCGCAGATATTGCACCCAATAAACTTACTCCTGTCAATCCTCCATTACCTGAACCTCCGCTACCCGTAGTTCCGGTATATGTAAAAGCATCATTACCGAATGTTTTTGCTTTTATTGTGCCAGTACCTGCATGTATGAAAGAAGCGGCAAACCCAGTTTTATCTACAAGATATAATGTAGTTCCACTACTATAATTGTCGGCAACAACACCAACCTCAAATCCAGTTGATGCTCGTAATTTAGAGCCGTATATAGAATCATTGACTATTGGGGCTTGATTATATGCAGTACCTCCTAATGTGTCGTTCAACCGAAGATACAATAAACAATTGTTCTCTAATTCTCCTGCATCATTCACTCTTAGGCGTTGATGAATGCCTTGAGTAGTATTTTCATTGATGGTATCTTCATTTGTAATTTCCGTAAAATCGAGAACTGTTGAAGCCGTACTAACTTCATGTAAATTTTGGAATCCTGAAAAACCAGTTGGGCCTTTAGATAAATGATGAGGATAATCATTACTGTAATCATTGGCAGTACCGTCACTTATGTCAAAGGTCACTCCGGTATGGCCTCCTCCGAAATACACTATTCCTTCACTATCTATGCCGGGATAAATTAATTCTACTTCAATCCCTCCTATCGCCGCATTATCACTATCATATAATGCTTTAATAAATTCGTTTATAGAGTTGCGAGGAGTGATATTGCGAATGAAGAAACAGTTAGTCATAACATCTGTTGAGTTGTTCAAATGCTGTTGGTCTAATCCCTCAAAGTCTGCAATCATATTTCCTATTCTAATTATTCCTTTGCTTGTTGAATTAATAGATTTTGTAATCCTCTTTAAGTAATCTTCAGTTTTAACGCTTACTGCAATATAAGAAATACTTGTTTCACTCGTAAGTTCTGTGGGTCGTGGATTAGCCATCTGTATGCTTCTCATTAGATTCTCATTATTATCAACTGCAACTGCGTTGTTAGCGGCAAGAGTAATGAGTGTCGCAGTTACTGCACTAATTGTTCCAACAGTTGCACCTGTATTATCAAACACTATATCTCCTACTTTGAATTTGGTAATGGCATCAACAGTATCAACAGTCAGCGTGGTTTGTGCGCTAGAAGATATATTTGATTCATTTAGCAATACCCCACTTGATTCAACTGCTGAGGATACTCCTGCAAGAGTCTCCCTAGCGGGTACGGCAACTGTGGTAACTATGAATGAATTACCTAATCCGTTATATGATCTTACATTATTTGATGAATCTAATGCGCTTCCAGAAGGTGCGCCTTGAAATGTTGTAATAGGTACAAATGTCTCACCATCTTCTCCTATGGGCATGGGTGCGGCAAAAGAGTTAGGACGGTATAACCTACTATTTGTTGCTAACAATCCTCCATATCCTACTACTTGTGAAGGTTTGTAAGTGTAAGGAGTTTTATTGCTTAGTCGAACATTAAAATTCCTTCCCGATGCTCCCGGTACGGTACTATGGATAACGATAGACATGCCTCCTTCACCATCTCTACTTTCAGTATTACTTCCTATGAATGCTCTTACATATCCCATATGAGAACCAGTATCATTATTAGTAGCAACAAGAGGAAATAACGGTGGAGGATTAAATGCGCTACCTCCATTACTATTCTTTGCTTGAGGATGACCTGCCATGTTAATTCTTCTAATTACTTCATTAATACAAGCATTAAAATCTTCTACTTTCAAAGCAATATCAGAAAAATTAACATCTAATGGTCTAACATAATCTAATTCTGTTCCATCTAATTTTTTACCCTTTAAAGACAATGCACTTGTCCTACATATTATTGGATGGAGTGCATTTCTATCATTGGCAGATTCATTACTTTCAAGAACGTCCCATTCAAATGCTTCCATGTTTGGCCCATCTAATATGTAGTATCTTTTGTCATTGTTAGGATCTGCATGAACTGCATTAGCATTTAGCCCCATTAGATTTCTTATTGCAGTTGCCAAGTCGGATGCCAATGTTGCACCAAAATCAGAAAAGGATTGGTTTGCTATCGCTGAATCTGTATAGTCATATATTATTGGAGACTCTGTTGCTTCGTCTACACCTCCTATTACAATAAAACCACCTAATGTAACAGTCATCTCTAAATCTATATTTCCTAAACTGCTTGTATAAGCAGATGAAGTATCAAGTGGATTCCATGTGTGTGCAGGTGTCAAAGTAAGAGTCGTTCCAGAAGTGTATGCCGCTTTAGCGACTATTCCATATCCACTATTCAAAACTCCTTCTCCAATCGTAACATAAAACACATCTGCACAATTAGCGGCTAACCCTCTCTCTCCATTTGTTTTTAAGAAAGCAGATGCATCATCAACGGTAAGAACTCCTGTGCTTGTATTATACGCTGTGGTGGCTACAACTGCTTGAACAGATGGGCGTTGGCATCTAATCAACCATCTTTTTGCTGTTTGCTCATGAGTTATCCAACTATGCATTTGATCAGTTACTTCCATTGATGCAACTGAACCTCTTTGCCCCCAATCAACACCAAACCTTGATTCATTCTCTCTCATCTCTGGACGGTTGTTAGCCATAGTACAATCAATACTCATTAGAAATCTATTAGATGATGGTAAGGGGGTTCTTGCTTCATTATTGATATCTAGCAGACTATTAACATCATAAAACATTGAAGGGAATAATGGTATTTCAGTTATCGCTCTTGTAGATGCGTAGTATGTTGATGCTTGCTTGTCATTTCTTACAGATGCATTACCTGAACTCACTATCTTATCTTTCCATCCTTTTAGGAAAGGGTGTTCAGCATATACGGGTTGCAAGTCTATGCCTCCCTGCCCCAAACCTCCTAACGTCATTGATACAGTTGGAGTTCCCAAATCCCCTATTTCTTTTACAGGAGATCCATCTGCTAAATTAAAATTTCTTTCTGACCTGTAATCAAGAATATCCATAAGCATTGAACGGCCATTTATTGTAATTGTTGCATCTGTGGATAGGCTTGGAATTATTTCCTCTATTCTTCCTCGCATCAAAACTCTTTCTAATGTAGCAACCGAAGAATCTAATGAGGAATTAGATGTAGTAGATATATCATCGAGCATGTTGTACTTTTCTCTAGTTGTAGGATGAATTAAGACAAGATTTTCATTTCCTGTTAATTCGTTATCTATTACATCATATCCTGCAAGGTTACTTCTTCTAAATGAAGATGGAGTAATTTTTGTAGTTTTGTAGTCAATTCTGTTGGTTGAAATAGAACCTGTAATATACAATAGATGATAATCTGAATTACTTGTGCTGTCGGGGGTGTTGGTGCTTGGAATCGCTTTTGGCCTTCCATAACCTCTAATCCCTGTACCTAATCCATATACTGTATCTTCAATATTGATAAAGGGAGATGGAGTGATATCTCCTGTTGGATTAGAAGTTAATACATGGGATGATGGCTTACCATTGAAGTTAGTAGTTGGTAGGCTAATCAATCCCCCCGGTGCGGTGATGGTTAAGGCAATTGCTGATACGCTTGTTTGATTACCGGAGTATGGCTTTCTCAAGTAATCTGAAACTGTGCGTGAATTGAATACGGCACTACCACTAGGGACAGTTTTTTTCACTACTAAATATGCCGCATTTCCGGTTGCATGATATGCTCTAAATTTGGCTTGTACTCCTCCTGATGCAAGGCTTGTACCTGCAACTACTTCTCCTGTTAAATCAATAGCATCATAATATACTAAAATTTTAGATGGGCCTCCTCCACTTACTAGCAAAGCAGGAGAATCAATAACTGCAATACGTGTTTTCTTTTCAGGAGTTAAATGACGAATGTAACTATCATTTGTAGGAACGCCACCTTCAAAATTTGCAGTATGGTCTGTATCTAATCCTTTAAGCATAAATGGTTTAGGATCTGTTACTGCAATAGCAACAATCTCATCTTTTGTTGATGAATATATATTTTGACTAATATCTGTTTGATAAAATCCGACTCCACTTTCTACTACTATACGATTGAATACATTTGAACTTGAACCCGCAGAATCTACCGCCCCTACTGAATTTGTCTTATTAATTACCTTTAGGACTTCACCATAAAATGTAGGTTCAGTAATCTTAACTCTTTCATTTTCTGAAACTATTGATTGAATACGAAGATCATCAGATACATAAGTAAATGTGTTTGCTATTCCTTGTATAGTTTGTTTTACTCTTTGTTCATCAGGAGCAGGAAGCATCTTCAAAAAGAAGTCACCCTCTATTAATGAGTAAGAAGTAACGGCACCCATTCCTCCATATGAGGTACTTACACCATACAAGGTATTAGCATTAGTAGATGAGGTACTTCTGCTTTTTACAGAGAAAAAGTATGCATCGTTAGCATAACCTGATTTGTCTCCAAATCTTTGCCCTTGTGTAAATTGAGCCAATGTAAAGGTATCTTTTGCTCTCGTTCTTTGATTAGATACTCCTGCATTTACTTCGCTATTACCGGGGTCAAGTAACAAATCCGCATTACCCATTGTAAACCAAATTGGAGTATCATTCGTATGTGCAAATAAGTGTCCTTGTGTTTCTGGAAAGTTATCTATTGTCCCATTTGCGGCATCATTGGCTAAATGTACCGAACTACAATATACTCTATCATTTGCAAAATCTAAACTCGTTATACGAATCCTTTCTATTCTATTAATGGAGGGATTTAAAGTGTCTGTTGATGAAGTAGAAAGAACAGTAGCATTGGAAAATTGTATCTTTTTTGTATCGGGAGGAGTAATCACACCTGTTATCGGACTTGTACCTGAATGATTTATTACTGCATTTAAAACAGTTGATTTGACTCCTGTAAAATATGTGTCTTTAGTTAAGTCTAACGTGGTTGCTGACCATGATTGATTTTTTACCTCTTCTAATTCAATTCCCTGCGTCAGTGCGGCTAATTTTTCTAATGCACTATATCTATCATCTGCACCACCCGGATTAGCAGGATAGTCCCTTAGTCTGAAGTAAGTAGTATTGAAGTCATAACCAATAGCAACCATTGGTTTCTCTAACAACCCATCATGGGTATCTGGGCCATCTCTTCCTTGCATAGGAGTTCCCGGCCTTGCATTATCAAAAAAATACACTTCAGGAATATCATGCTCATCATCAAAATCCCAAATCCCAACAGTCTTTTCACTTTTTAATAAGGGTTCTAAAGTTGGGTTCATTATCCCATGATTGATTCTTACGCTTTCTATGATTCCTCTAAATTCTCCACCTTGACCTCCTATGAATATATCAGAAGTAGAGTCTCTTAAAAATGAAGATTCACCTCCTAAATTATATGTTGCTACTAATTCTGCATTAAGAAATATTTTTATTTCTCTTTGTGTAAATTGAGCAGTTACCAATATCAAACCTTGTTCTCCTAATGTAAGATCTTGTGGCCTATGAGCATTGTCCGATGAAGAAAATACTCCTGAATTACTTTGTGTTTTAACAGGAGCGTTAAATGAAGTAGAAACAGAAAATATTCTTTCTTCTGCGTATAAATCAAAAACTACTTTTCCTTCACTAAATGGATTACCATAACTTAATCTAAACGCTCCGGGTTTCTCAATTATTACTCCCCCATAATCTGGAATAATAAAGGCATCAATGGTAAATGCACCTCTCAACACATTCAAAGGATTTGATTTTGATTCAATATGCATCCTTCCTATTTTTGTAGCATTACTTTTAGTGGATTTTATAGATGCTGAAAATGCTGTATCTCTTAAATCTACACCTGACTCCCTAAATTTACCTGTGGGAACTACTAACCCGTCAGTATATCCATTAAGGCGTAACGCTTTACCATGAAATTTAACAATGCCCATGTCATCATAACCCCACTAATTGTTCAACTGCATTCAATACTATGGTATATTTCCAAAATCCATCTCCTGCGGTATAGTCAGGTGTGAATTGCGCAAGTATGCAAGGAATTGCAACTCCCTGTTCTAAAAATGGATTGGGGCGTATTGTTTCATTGTTTACTATTGTAGTTGGATCATATTCTTTATTATTCTTACTTGCAGGATAATCAGTTCCAATACCTGCGGGAAGAAGATATTGCCGTAAAACTTTATTTCCTGTTGTAGATGATGCAAGAGAAGTGTATGGAATTCTAACACCTACAATATATTTTTTTACTACTGCCGCCTCCTCTATTCTTAGTAAAGAAGATACATCAAAAGATGAAACACTGTCGGGAACATTCACTACACTACCAACTAATTGATTAGGAGAAATCAACGCTCCTCCTGCTGACATGTTTGCTAAATTTAAAAAGTCTTGAACTTTATCCTCCATTGTAAGTTTCTGACTACCTTGACCTCCTTTCATATTTGTTACTGAAAATTGATTATTCCATCTTTGCCCTAAGTTATTTTTAGATACAGTTACTGTATGATCTCCTTCATCTCCTGTTTCAGTATTTCTTATTGTTATTAATTCACCATCATATCCAGAACCGCTTTGTGAATCTTGAGATAAAGTTCTAAATTGACCAGACGATTGAGATACAGAAAATACTACTGACCCTGCTTTTGAAATTGTATTTACCTTTACTGTTGCACCATTAATACCACTTACAATTGTGTTTGCTAATGTATCAGTAGATGCCGTTCCAGAAATGTCAATAACTACTATACTTTTAGTTGCAACCGTTGAAGATCCACTACCATTTTTTAATTGAATAGTGATATCTTCTCCTAATCCTGCTTTTATTTGTCCTGTGCTTTTTATGACTATATTTACGCCATCTAATTCGGCTTTAACTTCTGTCCAAGATGCAAATACCTCGTACCATGAAGCCTGTAAAACTTGCCCTCCATGCACTGAGGTATCAATAGTCATTGCAGAGCCAACCCCTGATGATGCTGTCAAATCATCAGTAAGTATTCCTCCTAAAGTAATACTAAAATTTGTTTGATTCATATCTAATGCTATTCTTGTATTGACTACTGGCATAGCCTGACCTATGAATGCCCTTTGCATGTCAAAAGTAATAGTTTCTGCCAACAATTCATACACTTGACCATCACGGCGAATTAATTGTATCAGTGGCATTAAATTCCTCTCCCATAGCCGCTTGAACGAGAACGTGTTTTGAAAGCCTTTTGAACTTCGCTACTAACTGCCTTTGCTATATCGTTAGCATTGCCTGTCACGCCATTCATTGTAATATTGATTGTTGGGCTACCTCCGCCCTCTCCTCCCCCGCCTTGTAAACTAACAGGTATGGTTTTTCCATCGGGCAACGGGACTACGGCTTCAGTACCATGTAATTGAACAGGGTAGCCCGATTTAGGGCCGGAGGATATTCCCCCGCTTGCAAAACCGATTGCATTTAAAGCACCACCACCCAAATCACTTATCCATCCCGGCATGGAAGGTAATTTTTCCATAAGTTCACCTATCGACTCAAATACATCACTTGCCACTTTTCTCACAGCCTCAAACGGCCCTATGAGTTTATCTGTAAGTGGAGACATTATATCTGCTACCTTGCCTACAAACTCCATGAATATATCTCCTATCCCACTCACTATATCCCAAAATGCCTCTGTAATGCCCTTTTCTCCTTTTATTACGGCTATTATATTTGAAATAATCAAGACAACAATATCAATTAATCCAGTCCAATATGCTATTACAAATTTAATATAACCTACAAATATATCCTTCATAATTCCAAATTCTTTCTTATATGTGGTTACAAAATCTATAAGGCCACCTATTACAAACGCTATTAATTTTATATAGGCTATCATTAAAACCGCATATAGTTCCAAAATTATTTTTAAATAACTTATAATGCTATCAAGAATGCCTTGTATAGCGGCTGATTCAAAAGCAGTTTTTAACATGCCAATTCCAATAGACATTGCAGAGAAAACTCCTCCTGAAGTAATCCCTAAACCATCTATTGCACCTGTCAAAGCATCCCAAACAGGCAGAAATGTAGCCATTAAAAATTCTACAATTTTTTCTACGGCTACTACTACTGTGGCAAGAGTAAATATTATTAATTCTCCTAATAGGGTTACTGCTATTTTTGCCGCATCAATAGATGGGCCGAAATCAAACTCAGCAATTTTTTCAATGACCATCATCATCGCATCTTTTACTTTGTAAAATGCTTCTTTCAATATTTCCATTGATTCAGAATTCCCTCCTATACCTCCGCTTAATAATAAAAATGCGGCTACTACTGCCCCAATTACGCCAATAATCATTGTAAAACTTGAAAGTATGCCAACAATTGCTTTACCCATCATTACTAATGATTTAACAGGATTAAGTAAAATTTTACCTAATTTTTTAAATGATCCAGCCATACTTGTTGTTACATCATAAAATTTACCAAATATGCCTCTAAGTATTTTAGCCTTTAGTGCGGTTGAAGTTAAAGAAACTGAGTACCCACTTGTTGCATTGTTTAATGCTAACTGGCTTCGTATGGCTTTATTCATTTGTGCTTCTGATACAAACGCCATTATACTCAACCATCACTTAAATTAGCGTTAGTACGGTCAAAGAAATCTTCAAGGTTAGCACTATCACTTGTAGTCCGTATGGGCCTCCCCTTATTTTGATTGCTATTGGCGTTATACCGTTTATTGTTTCTTTGTTGCTTTTTTTCATTATTCTGTTCAATTTTTAAAGCGGATTGCATAAAGATGTAATCAAGATAAACGCGGTCAGGAGGCATATTATCCCAACTATGAGGTGGGCAACTAAAATGCTTACCTAATAAATATGTAACGGTATAAGAGGAAAGAATGAGTGATTGCTTTTTATCAAATGGATTATGCTTACCCTCAGTTTCTAAAAACTTTAGCAAATTAGGGTAAGTTATTCCAAAGGGTCTGGTTCACTTCCAGTAAATCCTGACATTAAATCTTCAATGCTTGGTAATATTCCCATCAATGCTTGACCTACTTCTGGTTTAAGTCCTAATAATTGATTTTTTGACATTTTGGGTTCAGTAGATTCTACGCAGTTTTGTAAAATATATTGCCAATATCCTCCAAAATCTATTTTGGGGCGCATTTCCTCTCCCTCCATAATAAAATCTACAAACTTAGACATTGCTTCTTGTTGTTGAATCCATGTTATTGGTTTAATATAAACAACCAGTTCTCCAACCGGAGTTTTTACTACGTGTCGTTCAGATATATCTGCTGATAAAAAATCATTCGCTTTCAATGCCATCGTTTAACTCATCTCCTACTTCTTCTTTTAACGCCGTACTGCTTTCTTCCCCAATAATTGCAGTAGGATCTAATGCTTCAAGTTCTACGGGATTGTTTTCATCCCATGTTCTCAAACGTAATAATAATTGTTCTTTGTTACCATATATTGGCTCTCCTCTTTGGGATAATAAGTTTCTTAATTCTGTAACTGGCTTATCTGGATATCCATCTGTATAAACTACTTCTACTACTTCTTCAAGAGAAATTTCATTTCCTGTAACTATAATTTCACTAGATGATAATCCCGGCCCATCCATTATTGTATTGCCATCAATAGTCCAATTTACAGATACTCTTGTACCATTAATTGTGACAAAGCCGCTTAGGTTCATGTTATCTCGTTCTCCTCTTTGGTTATTGAATGTTGTCTTATAATATGTAATATGGTGAGTTTTCTGTTACTTTCATATGTCTTACAACCAACTCTATATCTGCAAATACTGGCCCTTTGTCTGCCGGAATTTGATGGTCTGCTTTTGAAATTGTATAATCTTCAAGAGTTATAGTTGCAGATTGTCTTGTTGATGCGGCTCCTGCTTTATTGATAGTAAATGTAATGTCATTAGTATTTTTATGATGGCGGCGGGTGCGCAACTCTTCCCAAAAAATATCATCTTCAACCATTGCTTTGAATGAGAATGTGTACTCTCTTTGCCCTTCTGTAATATCTAAAGGAGTGTGTGTTCCTCCGTGTTGTACTTGGTCAGTATCTAAAGAACTTCCTTGATATCCTCTGATAAACCATCTTGGAGTGTGTCCGTTTTGGATTCCTAGGCTTAATTCTGTTGCTCTTAATATTGATTTACCAAATACATTTAGGCTAATATCTTGAAATAAATATGGCTTCTCTCCATTAACTGCAATTCCACTAACTTTTCTATTTACATTAGTATTAGCAGTATTATCAAACATGCGGTGAGGTGCAAACATGTTACCTGTATCAGTATAATGTCTTGCCGCTTGGAACTGCACACCTATTTTTAATTCTCCTTCTGTATCTGAAGAGATATCTGCACTTGTCGCTTTACAACCACTATATAGTCTAAGTAATTGTTCCCCTCCCGGTGTCGAATCGCTATTTCTAAATGATTGTTCTATTACAAATGAAGGTTGTGTGGTGTGCCCAAAGAGTGTATGTTGTACTTTGTTTTGTAGTTCATTAGTAGATGCAAGTATGTTTGGACTACCTTTGGATGCATCGGAAGTATATTTCAAACGGTCTACTCCACATGATCCAACCGCGTGTGCAAACAAGAAACCTTCTTCGACATGAACATTGTTGCCTTCTACTGCAATAACTCTACGAATTTCATGTTTAAATACAGTAGGAGCAGTATCATCTTGGCCGGGTATTTGATGAGTATCTTTGTCAATAATTTGAATGTAATCTCCTGCGGCAAATCTTGCCCTAATAGTAGCACCTACATTCACATATGTATCTCCAATTGATATTGCCGCACCTATTGGGGGCAATACTACAACACATTTGTTTACCGCAAGAACAAGAGTCGCCGCACCACTATCTATGTCAGATACGCCTACTAAATCATTAGTTGATACACTTGTGTAATGAGCATAACTTGTAGAGCCGCTATTATTTACTTTTATTATTCCTCCATTAGATCCTCCATTGGTTGCAAATACTGCAATAGCAGTAAGTCTAGCAGTAGTGGTATTTTCAACTGATGCTACTTTAGCACCAATTAATACATTAGTTCCTGTTGTAGATGAAACACTATTTAATCCTGTAAAGACTGTACCCGTTGTTGCAATAGCAGTATAATCTGCCGCAGTACCAGATGCTGATTGTAATTCCGCCCTTCCTGTTACAGTAGCATCTCCTCCGCAATTTAATGGGCGTTCTGTAACTGTATGTGCCCCACTAGCAGTTGTAGCCATTTCTCCATTGCTCTTAGCAGTATGACCTCCTAATACATATTTTAGCCATCTTAAGTTATGTGCATTTAATTCCATACTACCGCCTTCAAGCATTTCACGACCACTTGTTATGACATTTACATCTCTGCCCATTCCAATTACGTGTTGTTTTCTAACATCTATTATTGGTTCTGGAAGATTAAATTCATTTAATAATCCAATAAATTGATCTGTTTTTATTTTTTGACCATTTGTTGCATCTGTCATGCCGCTATCAAAAGTGGGGCTTCTAAATGAATCTATAATTAAATTATCAGCAGAACCTGCACCTACTGGACTGGTGACTAAAGCAGGTTGAACAGTGATAGTTCCTAAACTGGTATCATTGGCTGTTATGTAGTATGTACGGCGGGTGCTTGCATAACTATCTAATGAAAAATTTGTGCCACCTTCTATTCTTAATACGCAACCTACAAGAATATTGTCGGGTAGTTCTACAACTGTTGTACCGCTAGTATGCCAATAAGCACTAGAACCGATTGTAATAAGGCTAGTATTACTTGTAGATGATGTTAGTGTCCAAGTCGTTCCATCGCAACGTAATCCTGTTTCTTTACCGAAAGAAACTTCTGCTAAATCTCCCTTGAATATTGCATTCGCCATAGTAATCAAACTAAGTTAGAAGGGCAATTGTCCTTAAGGAGTTCTATTCATCTTCCGATTCTGTAATCTCTTTAGCAGGTTCTTCAATAGTTTGAGGTTGCCCTGTTCTTGCCGCTATTGAGGCGTTATACTGCGCGATATCTCTCTTTATAGTTGTGATAGCAGATTCAATTTGACTTATTCCTGATTGAAAAATTCTAAGATATGCTAATCTATCTCCATTTTCCATTTGGAGTAATCTTATTCCTTCTTCCATTGATATTGTCGGTTGCTCATCAGTCATATATCTGCCTCGTAGAACTTTAAGTTCATAAAAGTTGTCAGTCCTATCATTACATCCAACTTGGTTTAATTGGAAAGTTAGCATAACAGTCATCGGGATTATCATACGCCGCAGGTAAATCTAACAAAGCAGTTCTATATGTTGCTAAGTCTGACTTCTGTGTATCTGTTAGATCTGAATACACTAATGCCAATTGGTATTTATCAATATTCTTTAATGCACTATTTCTATCTTGCCTCAAATAATCCCATTCTGCTTCAGTAACCATAATCAATCAAACTCCACAAATAATTGTCCCGATACATCGCCCATGTCTACACTACCATGAGTAGTTCTTTGTATTCTAATTTCATCTCCGGCGGCAAAGGCGAGATTAACAACTACACTTCCCCAATATATTGTACTTGAGTGACTTGTTGCGGCTATTACCATATGAGCATCTCCTGAAACTCCTGTATCAACTTGAGTACCTCCTTTTTGTACTGATGTTACAAAATTATCAGTTCCGGCAGTTCCACCATTTTGATTATTTCTATTTATCTTCCAAATTTGTTCTGCCGTACCAGTAACTTCATGATTGTTAGTTCTTATTGCAAACATTTTGATTCTACCTGATTTTGGCATTACGTGACCCCATACGTTTTGGGTTGAAGCAGATTCAACAACTAATGCCTTCAAACTAACCTCACCTGAATCCATATCAGTTCTATTATAGCCGAATACTACACAAGTATTTATGTTACCTAATGAAGATTGGATTGCTCCATCATCCTTAATTGTTAGTTTAGTAGATACTGCACTTACTGTTGTACCTGTTTGAAACTCTAAATAACCTCCCCTTCCACTAGCGGCTGTCATAGCGTTTATTGAAGCACCAACTCCTGCCCCACTACTGTCAACATTGTGAAAGTCAATTGCGCCATATTCGGTATCTGCTGGCATTGAAGCATTACCATTCTTTAATGTTAGAGTCGAAGATGTTCCCGCAGAAACAGTAGATACTCTCATAACTTCTGTACTTGTTGTATCATCATCGTCATTAGTTTCAGTAAGTAATACAGAAAGATACCCACCTTTATCTCCTGTTCCGTGATCTTCAGAAGCGTAAGCGGCAAGAGCCACTGATGCTTCTAAAATATTGCTTGGGTTATTTCCATCTTTACCATCGAAACCAATTGCACCAAGTAAATCGCCACTTGCTATTGATGTATCATCACGAAGAACGAGTATTCCATTATGCCAATCAGTACCTGCATGTTCAACCACTAATGAATTGATTGGGTCGCCTACATCGCTATTTTGACCGCCAACTGATAATTTTCCTTGCAACATTCGCATACCTATGCGGGAAGTTGTATCATCATCTTGGTCGTTTGCTGAGTAGTAGAAATCAAGATATCCCCCTTTGTCTCCTGTTCCGTGGTCTTCCCTTGCTTTAGCAACTAATGCCACTGATGCTTCTGTTATTGTACTAGGAATATTACCATCAGAAGAATCAAAACCAATTCCACCAAGAATATCATTTTGGCTTGTACTACTATCAGTTCTTGTTAGAAGTATTCCATCATCGCCATCAGCCATAGATAAAGCAAGATGTAATTTATTAGATGGTGCAGTAGTACCTAAACCAAGTTTACCCGCACTATCAAATCTTGCTTTTTCTACTGCATTTAATCTGAATGATATACCATCATAGGCAGATATAGCAAGTCCATCGGGATGAGAACCACTATGGTCTTGTACTGTAATTGAAGGTTGATTAGTATTCAAATGCCCTTCACGGAAGAACAAACCTGCTCCTGCACCTTCTGTAAATGCATCAATTAATACACTACCTTCGACATGTAGTGTAGTATCAGGAGCATCAGTTCCTATTCCGACATTACCATCAGAAGCAATTGTCAATTTAGTACCTGTCTGTAAATCAGTACCTGCGGTAGAAATTTTAAACTTATCAGCGTCACTATGGTCTACCCCTACTAACCATCTTCTTATACCTGTCAAAAGGAAAGATAATGCCGCATCTCCATCTCCATCTTGTTCAATAGTTAACCCTACCGCACCTGCATCTGAAAATGTGGTTTCAGTAGAATTGCCATAAAGGTGTAATAATGGAACAGGGGCTTCTGTTCCAATACCAATCTTACCACCTAAAGGTTGTAATGAAATATCTCTAGCGGCATTACCACTGGTTCTTCCTTGGATCCAAAGAGAGTAAGGAGAATTGTTATCTAATCCAAATGCAAATTCTGAATTTTCATTTTGTAATATTTGTCCTGCCGCCGCACCAAAAGTTAGAGATGGTGCCGTAGTTGTAGGTGCATCAACATGTAATGTTGCGGTAGGTGCATTAGTTCCTACTCCTAGTTTACCTAAGAATGAAGCCTGTTGTGTTCCATTATCAATTCTAAAGAAATTGTCAGTTTGAGTTGTATCATATCTGAAATCAATATCGTTACCATCAACATTGAAATGAATATTCTGATTTGACCCCGATAGTCTAAGGAAATTCCAAGAATTATTTCCAGTCTTACTTGCATATAAATCTAAAGAACCTGCTTCATTTCCATCTCCCGCATTTCTAATAACTGAAATTATCCTTGCGACAT